CCGAGTATATTTTATTCAGAGCCATTAACTCTTGAAGAAAAAAACATAATCTTTAAGAAGTCTAGTAACTTTCAAGATTTAACAGTTCTTGTTGATTTGCTTATAATGAAACTCCAAGTCAAAAATGACAAAGGAGAAATGATTAAAGCATTTAGCCCAGAAGATAAATTTGCATTAAGAAAAAAAGCAGACTCTAATGTTATATCTACTATTGCCAATCAGATACTTGCAGACACTAATTACGAGGAAGCCGAAAAAAAGTAAATAGCGACCCTGACATCAGGTCGCTTTTAGTCATCGCAGAGAGATTACACCTTACAATACAGCAAGTTCTTGATATGCCTGTTAGCCATTATAATCTTTGGATAGCATACTTGAAAAAAGAGCAAGATGAGTATAAAACAAAACAATCATTAGCAGAAGCAAGGAAATTTAAATAATGGCAAATCAAAGACTTAATATAGATATAGTAGCACGAGATAAATCAAGACAGGCTTTAACTGGAGTACAAAAATCTTTAGCTAGATTAAAAGGTTCTGTATTTAATCTTCGTACTGCTTTTTTAGGTTTAGGTGCTGGATTAGTAATTAGAAATTTAATTAATACTGGAAAAGAATTAGAAAATTTACAAGTAAGATTAAAATTCTTACTTAAAGATACAAATGAGGGTGCAAAAGCATTTGAGAATATGGTTAAGTTTGCATCTAAAGTTCCATTTACTCTTGAAGAAATACAATCAGGTTCAGGTATTTTAGCAACAATTACTGACAATGCAAAAGACTTAACTAATATGTTAGAGATAACTGGTAATGTTGCTGCTGTTACAGGATTAGATTTTAGAACAACAGCAGAACAAATACAAAGATCAATGAGTGCTGGTATAGGTGCAGCAGATTTATTTAGAGAAAAAGGTGTTAGAAATATGCTTGGATTCCAAGCTGGTGCAACTGTATCTATTGAAGAAACAGCAAAAGCATTTGAAAAAGTATTTGGTAAAGGTGGTAGATTTGGAAATGCCACAGATCAATTAGCACAAACATTTGGTGGTACAATGTCAATGCTTGGAGATAAAGTTCTTCAATTTAAATTTGCTTTATTAGATGCTGGTTTCTTTTCTGAATTAAAAAATCAATTTGGAAATTTGAATATATTTTTAGAAAAAAATTCAAAACAATTAGAGAGAATGGCAATAGCAATTGGAAAAAATTTAGCACAAGGAATGGTTAAAGTTGTTCAAATAGGTAAAGATTTAATCCCTACATTACAAAAAATAGGAAGAATTTTAAAAAGTATAGCCGATGGTTTCTTGGCACTACCACCATTTGTACAAGAAATGGGAGTTGTTGGTGCATTTTTATTTGGTAAAAAAGGTTTAGCAGCATTAGTTGGTATTAGTTTATTCATGGATAAAATAAAGGAATTTCAGAAACGATCTGAAGTTGCAAAAGGTATATTTGATGTAAAAAATCTCGAAGATGTAAGTATCAAAATAGATTTAATTAGCAAAAAGATAAGTGATTTAGAAACACAAAGTTTAATGTTAGGGGGTGTTCCTAATCCAGCTCTTGATAAAGAATTAAAAAATTTAAGAGCAGAATTAGAAATGTATGAGCAAATAGAAAAAAAACTTACAACACTTAACAATATAAGAAAACTTGGAGAATTTGAACATCAAAAAGAATTACACAAAGGTTTAAAAACACATGAACAAATTAATAAAGAATTTGAAAAAAAAATGGAAAACACAGCTAGAGAAAATGGTTTATTAGCAAATCAAAATCAACAAATAGAAACCATAATGAGTAAGTTAAAAATTTTAAATAAAACATCATTAGCAGATGTAGAAAGTAAATTTGATAATATTAAAGGAACAATAGCACAAGGAATTAATAATGGTATTACAATGATGTCAGAAAAATTAGCAAGAGCATTTGTATTTGGAGAAAAATTATCAGATACATTTAAAAATATGGCAAGATCATTATTAGTAAATGTGTTAAGTGCATTAATAGAAATTGTTGCAAGAAAAGGTGTAGAACTTGCTATTGAAAAAATGATTACAAAAGAAAAACAAAAACAAGCTGCTTTAAGTGGTGTTAGTGGTGGTGGTTCTTTATTTAGTATGGCAAAATCATTTTTAGGTTTTGCTAAAGGTGGTGCAGTATCAAAAGGACAGCCAGTCATAACAGGAGAAAATGGGCCAGAGGTCTTTCTGCCCAATAGTACAGGACAAATAACACAAGCTGCTAGAGGAACTGGTGGTGGACAAACAACAGTTAATTTTAATATTAATACTTTAGATGCTTCTGGTTTTGACGATCTGTTAGTAAGAAACAGAGGAACTATCACACAAATAATTAATAACGCAGTTAATGAAAGAGGGAGTAGAAATCTAATATAATGTCTGGTGCTTTTCCAATATCAACTTCTAAATTTGAAACTTTAGGAATAAAGTCTATTCAAAATACTATTATATCTAAATCTGTTTCAGGTAAGAAACTTGCAAGACAAATAGATAATCAAAGGTTTGCATTTACAGTTCGTATTATTACAGGAACTAGATCAGATGTTTATGGAGAGTTAATGGCTTTTATAATGAAACAAAGATCAGGCAAAGAAAACTTTACAATAATTCCACCAGAAATAGAAGATGCTAGAGGTAATGAAACAAACACAGTTTTAGTTAATGGAGTCCACGCAGTTGGAGATACAACGATTGCTATGGACAATCATCATAATGATAATCCACACGCATTTAAGGCTGGAGATTTTATCAAGTTTGCATCACACGATAAAGTTTATATGGTAGTTGCAGATGTTCAAGCATCTAGTAATGCTTCAACAGTTACAATAGAACCACCTTTAATTACAGCACTTGCAGATGATTCAGTTGTTACTTATGACAATGTTCCTTTTACAGTACATTTAACAAATGATGTCCAAGAATTTGGTGCAATAGGTACAGCTAAAGATGGTGCATTATTATATCAATTTGAATTTGATGTAGAAGAATCTTTATAGTGAAAAAATATAAAATAACCCATAAAATAACTGCCGATTTTATTGCCGAAATAATTGTTAATGAAGATGAAATTGATAGTAATATTAATGATCTAAAAGAGTATAAGAAACCTAATAGCAAATTTGAATATACTATGTTAAAAGGTTCAGAAAGTGTAACACAAACAAATTACGAGGAATATGACGAGAAGTCTGACAACAGCAGTAAAGAACGAATTAGCAACAAATGATATTCGACCAGTACATCTTATCACTATTAGCTTTGGTACTCCTGTTAATATCACAGATTGTTCATTTCCATTAACATCATCAGTATCAGGTTCATCAGTTACATATTCAGCTAGTGATTTTATATTAGGTATATCTAATCATACAGAAGAAACAGATATTACTAAATCAAGTGTAACTATTAATTTGTCTGGTGCAGACCAAACATTTATTTCAACAGTATTAAATGAGAATGTAGTTAATGATAATGTAGATATTTATAGAGGTTTTTTAAATGATTCTAATGCTATAATTGCTGACCCTTTTTTACTTTACAGAGGAAAAATAGAAAGTTTTGAAATACAAGAGGGAGAAAAAGATAGTACAGTTGGTTTATCAATCGTATCACATTGGGCAGACTTTGAAAAAAAGAATGGTCGTAAAACTAATAATACATCTCAACAAAGATTCTTTAGTACAGATGTAGGTATGGATTTTGCATCTCAAACAGTACAAGATATTAAGTGGGGTAGAGCATAATGGGATTTGGTTCAATAGTAAGATCAGTAGCAAGAGTAGTAACAAGAGCAACATCTTTTTTTCAAAATCCTTTAGTATCACTTGGAGTTACATTATTTTTAGCTTGGGTATTAAGACCAAAAGTTCCTGAAATAGAAGATTTTGGTACAAATGAATTTGATGATTTTGAACGAGGTTTATTAGTTAATAAACAATCTAATGACTCAAACATTCCTGTTATATATGGAGAAAGACTTGTTGGTGGAACTAGAGTCTTTATGGAAACTTCAGGAACAGATAACACTTACTTATATATGGCAATCGTTATGGCAGAGGGAGAGATAAACGATATAGAAGAAATAAGAGTAGATGATAAAGTGGTTACTTGGGCAAGTGCATTATCAGATGGTGCAGAAGTAGAAGTAGGAAGTGGAGATAGTAATTTCTATAAAGATTCAACAAGTTTAATTAAAGTAGAACCTCATTTTGGAACAGATGGGCAATCAGCATCATCTATATTATCAACATTATCATCTTGGGGAAGTAACCATAAATTATCTGGTTTATGTTATTTAGCATTAAGGTTTAAATGGAATCAAGACGCATTTACTGGAATACCAAAAGTACAAGCAAAGATACAAGGTAAAAAAGTAGTAGCATATAATTCTAGTTTAGAAGCACAAACTGCGTCTTACTCAACTAATCCAGCTTGGTGTTTATTAGATTACTTAACAAATGAAAGATATGGAAAAGGTGTAGCAATTTCAGAAATAAATTTACAAAGTTTTTATGATGCTTCACAAGTTTGTGTAACACAAGTAACACCTTATTCAGGTGCAAGTGATATAAATATTTTTGATACAAATACTGCATTAGATACATCACAAAAGATTATAGATAATGTTAGAGAAATGTTAAAAGGTTGCAGAGGTTATCTTCCATACACACAAGGTAAGTATAGTTTAATTATTGAAACAACAGGAAGTGCATCTATTACTTTAACAGAAGATGATATTATAGGTGGATATAATTTATCTATTCCAACAAAGAATGAAAGATATAACAGAGTTATAGTTGGATTTGTTGACCCAGCTAGAAATTATCAAGTTAATGAAGTTCAATTTCCACCTATTGACGATTCAGGATTACCAAGTGCAGACAGACACGCAACTATGAAAACTGCTGATGGTGGTTTTTTATTAGAGGGTAGATTTACATTTAAAACTTTAACATCTGCATATCAAGCAGAAGAAATGGCAGAAGTTATTTTAAGAAGAAGTAGAGAAGCATTAACACTTGGTATTAATGTTAGCTTTGATGCTTATGATTTAGCCATAGGAGATATAGTAAATATTACACATAGTTCATTAGGTTTTTCTGCAAAAGCATTTAGAGTTATGGGTTTAACCTTTAACGAAGATTATACGATAGGATTATCTCTTGTTGAATATCAAGCTGGTCATTATACTTGGGCAACAAAAGCACAAGTAAGTTCTACACCATCAACAAACTTACCTAATCCATTTACTATCCAACCACCAGCTAGTGTTACTTTAACTGACCAACTTATTGAATATAATGATGGAACTGTAATCGTTGCTTTAGATGTAGCAATAGGTGCTTCTCCAGATAGCTTTATAGATTTTTATCAAGTAGAATACAAATTAAGTACAGATTCAGATTTTATAATTTATGCACAAGGTTCAGGATTAAATCACAGAGTTTTAAATGTAATTGACCAATCTACTTATGATGTAAGAGTAAAAGCAGTAAATACATTGGGGGTATCATCAACTTATGTATCTGCACAAAGAAAGATAGTAGGTGCTATTGAACCACCAAGTGATGTTACAGACTTTTCTTGTAATATATTAGGACAAGAAGCACATTTATCTTGGACACAAATACCTGATTTAGATTTAGCTTTTTA